ATTTTTTGAAATTACAGAAGATTTAAACATAGAACTTCATACGAGTTTACCTAATGTTGCTGGAGCACCATATGATGCATTTGACAGGGTAGTGTACCACTTACATAGCTTAGAGCAGTTATACAGTATCAAACGACAAAATTGTGCAATCGTCAGGGTTGTGTTTGTAGTGACCGAGAATTTTACAGAAGATCTTATTAATCGTATAGCTGTATTTTGTGCGAATTCAGATGATATTGACGAGCTTAGTTTCAGACAGATGGTAGATAATCATTATCAAGAAACTTATTACTGTTACAAATATTTAAAAGCTGGTCATAAAAAATTGTGGTGGTATATAGAGCAGAATGATTACAATTTATATTACTGCCAGAATAAAGTCTATACAGAATATAAGAACATTGGAAGATAGGAGACAAGTATTAATGCTGAAGTGGTTAAGAAAGATATTTCATAAGAAGCCAGATCCGTGTGATGGATGTGATATGGCTATGCTTACAAGTTGGATTTCCTGTGATACTTGCGTAGACGGATGTAATAAACGGAAAGCTACAGAAAAAGAACTTGACGATTTTATGAAATATAGAGGAAGTCTTATGGGTAAGGAGTGATATTTTGACAGTTATAGTAAAAGACTACTGGAAGTCTCATATCAATGCTGTAATTTATGGATATTGTGTTTGTGGGCGAGAGGTACAGCACTCAGCTAAGAAGATTGATGAAAAGTGCCCCTTATGCGGAGCAACTCTTGAGTGGAATTTATCAGATAAGAAATTATGGCATAACGGAAAGGAGAACGAAACAATATGACACATGATAAGTATGATACTGATATTTTAAAAACTCTAAAGTCTATAGATGCGAGTTTGAAGAGTATTGCCAAAAGTGTACAGCCAGTAAACACAACAGTCGTTATTGATAACAACTCAGAAGAGGCTGTAAAAGAGTTCCTAAATTCATTACATAGAAAAAATGTTCAACGGGAGGATGCGGGATGTTAGCAAAGATTTTTGGTGTTTGTGTAGCACTGCTTATTATATTTGTAGGGATACCGTCATTCGCCATTGGATTAGTTATATGGTGGAATTTTGTTCACTACATATTCTTCGAGCCAAGTAGAAATGAATGTGGCGAAATTGATGAGTGCATCGGCTGCAATATTGAGGATTGTTATGATATTCATGGTGATGGTACAAACAAGAAGTGTAAATGGAAAAATTTAATCGATAAGGAAGCGGAGGAAATGAAAGATGACAATTAATGAGTTATTACCTATTTTAATACTGTTGTTTGTGGTGTTTATTTTGGTATATACACTTACAACTAGAATTTTAGAAAGTTTTGAGTATGAGTCAAAGATGGAGACGCTTGGTAAAGTTTCAAAAGCTTTGATAGAAAAAGGTGTATTGATTGATTATAAGGGCTTTACGGAATTACTGGACTTAGAAAAGGAAAAGGAAAATAAGAAATAGCAAATTAAGGAGAAGTAAATGCGTATGATTAGTAGGTTCGGTTACAGAAATCCAGAAGGTTATCCGGACCCAACTGCGTATAGTGCAATAAATAATGTAGAGAAAACACCTGTAGAAAACAAAACATCACCAGAAGATGAAGAACGTTTTCACAAGCTTTTAAATACTATATTTACTATATGTGAGTTGGCTGGATTTCATATCGAAGGAAGAATTGCTATAAAAGACTGTAAAACAGGTAAAATTTGGAGGTAACTATATGAAAATATGTAAAGTAAGACCAGATCGCTCGACCTGTTCCGCTTGTTTAGCTACTCAGGAAATGTGTAACGTGGTCGATGATTGTAGCAAATGTAAATTAAATACTGATACTTATGAATTATTGCAGATTGGAGCTGGATTTTTGGGCGTAGGTTACGCAATGGTTCAAAAAGATGGAAAAATAACCAAAGTGTCATTAAGTCGTGTTTATGATGTAAAGGAGGCTTTATAATGGATATGGAATATGATGATATTTTACAGACATTATGTGATGTGTGGGAAAAAGTTAAGGAGGTTATGAGAAAATTTGCCGAACGATTAAGGGAACTTTTCGGAAGCTTATCTAAAGTCGTTGAGCCTGGAAATCCTATAAAGATGACAGATTATCGATGTCATAGGGACTTTTACGTTCGTGCAGAGTATACATATATTCCAATATTCCGTAGAAATATGCCGTATCACAGAAGAAATTTTTAAGATTTGGAGGTAAATTTGCAGGTGGATAAGCGTGGAAGACCGCCTAGAGACGACGGAGAAGTAAAAAATAAGCAGTATAGATTGCGTTTGTCGGACAGTGAGGAGTCGATTTTAGATGAATTATCGACTGAATATGGTATGCCAAAGGCTGAAATTCTAAGAAGAGGACTAAGAATGCAGCATAATTTACTGAGACATACCGGGTAAATTGATAAAAATTGGTTGAATTCTTGGATATCCATTTAATCATTTTTGGTAATTTTCTGCCCACTTTTGAAAAAATAAAAACGGGCAGAGACTGAAAAATTTGGGCAAAAGTGCGAAAAATATTTAGTGGATATCCAACTTTGGTCAAAAATTTGGGTTTTCTGCCCACTTTTTAAAACGTTTTTGTCCATAGACCGAATGCCCGCAAACCCAGTATTTATGCGAGTTCCGAATTCTTGGATATCCAACTTTGGTCAAAAACCCACTTTTTTTTCAACTCTAATGTGAAGAAAAAGTTTAATAATTATATATAATTAGCAAAAATTTTTGGGTTTTTGTCCAAGAAGGTAGTTCCAGCTCAAGAAGCGACTTTAAATTTAGTTTCAGCTATGGTATAATTTAAGAGCCACACAATCATATATTGCTAAACGTTTAAGGGAATGACTTTGGTAAAAAGTGTATTCTCTCTTTACTTGTACCCTTAGACGGAAAGCAAGATTGTGTGGCAACAATGGGAGACGCACTTTTTATTTTGCGTTTCCATATTGATGTTCTGGATATATGGAGGAGCAGAAATGAACGAATCAAGTGATAATACAATACAAATGCTGACATTACAAAATGATTTTCAGCTAGAACCAGTAAAGCAGGAAATTAATTTTGATAGAGGGTTTACTAAAATTTCTCTGACTAATAATCAGAAAAAACAAATTAGTGCTGCATTACAGCATATACCAACAGCAGTTGCTAGTAGCACAATGACAAATGCATATATTCTCAGATTCCCAGATGGAATTGACCACACTTTAATGTCATTGAAGCAAGGCGGAGTATCAGGTACATGGTTAGATGCATCTGGTCATATTGGTGGTACGGCATCTCTTTATCCGATGAATATAGAAGCTGCTATGTTAGGGGCGTTCTCGGCAATGGCAATAGCCTCCAGTCAATATTTTATAAAACAGATAAATTCTGAATTACAAATGATAAATCAAAGTATGGATAAAATTCTAGAATTTTTATATGGAGATAAAAAAGCAGAACTGCTATCAGAAGTAAGTTTTATCAAATATGCGTATGAGAATTATTCTTCAATTATGGGACATAATGAGCAGAGAGCTGCAACAATAGTAAGTCTTCAAGAAGCAAAGAAAGTTGCTATGAAGGACATTGAATTTTATTTGTGTGACCTAGATTCTACAATAAATAGCAAATCGAGTATAGACGAATTGGTGACAAATGCATTCCAAATAAAAGAAAGCTTAGAACTATCTATTCAATTGTATGGCATGAGTAGTGTACTCGAGACTTATTTCTCTCAAAATTATGATGTTGAATTTATCAAATATGTAGAGCAAGAAATAACGTCATATATTGACAAATGTGAAAAAAGGATTCTTAGCAGCTTTAGTGCTTTGAAAAAGTTTCTTAACGACTACAAAGGGCGACTGTTAAAAAAAGAAGATAAGTCACAATATGAAAAAATAGTTGGAGAATTAGTGGACTCTTTATATAACGGAGAAGAGTCGGCGATACGAAAGTCTCTTAGGAAAACATTACAAGAGACTTTATCTGCAAGGGAATATTATGTTAATGTTAAAGAGAATGGTGAAGTATATTTGAAAGAAGCTTAAAAAGTATATTACATACATGAGACAGAGGTATTGTTAAGTATCTCTGTTTTTTTTACGCTAAATTTGCAAGCTGTATTATGAGAAACAATCATTAAATTAATGGAGGTATTTATTATGAAGTATTGTACAAAATTAAGAAAAGAACAAAGTGATTTCGAGCAGTGGTTACCATTGGTTGGAAGTTATTGCGGAAATGCTAAAATAGAAAAAATATTAGAAATAGCAAATTCTGATCAGTATGTAATATGCTATACGGGAACATTAAAAGATTTCTTAGCTGAAAGACACTTCTTTGGTAAATCTAATGTATTTAGATGTGATTGGTAAATTTTAAGGAAGAATCTTGTTACTTAGGTTCTTCTTTTTTTTATGCTCTTTTTTGCGCGCGAAAAATACATTCCCTTTTATGAGGAGAGAGGTAAAATATGCATTTTTAACAGCATTCACTTTCTCTTTTGATATTTGTGAAAGGAGCTTACAAAATGTTAGAAAACAAATTCCAGGCTAATTTAATTAAAGAGCTTAAGAAACTTTTTCCTGGATGCATCGTTATGAAGAATGATGCGAGTTATATTCAAGGTATTCCAGACCTGCTAATTCTTTATAATGATAAGTGGGCTTCTTTGGAATGTAAAAAAAGCGCGTCGGCTAATAAACAGCCTAATCAAGAATATTATGTGGATCAAATGAACAGGATGTCTTTTTCTCGTTTTATTTGTCCAGAGAACAAGGAGGAAGTGCTATATGAACTTCAACAATCATTCCAATCTTGAGGGACAGCACGCTTTTTTAGGAGCTAGTAAATATCATTGGATTAATTACAGCGAAGATAAAGTTGCCGATGCTTATTCAAAATTTCTTGCTACTCAGAAAGGTACCGTGTTACATGCATTTGCTGCACAGTGTATTTCTTTGGGACAGAAATTACCAAAATCACAAAAAACTTTGAATATGTATGTTAATGATGCCATTGGTTACAAGATGACACCGGAGCAGACATTATTTTATTCTGAAAACTGTTTTGGAACAGCAGACTCAATTTCATACAGGTCTGGATTACTTAGAATTCATGATTTGAAGACAGGCATAATTCCAGCACACATGGAGCAGCTTATGATTTATGC